ATCTTCTTCTAATTTCATATTGTTTGCGTTAATTTCATCGTCTATATGATAAGTTGCTCTTTTTTCTAAATATGGCGTAAATTCAAAAGTATATGTGTTTGTTTTATGATTATGATGTATATCAAACTCTAAATCCCATGCTTCTAATCCTTTTTTCAATAGATCCTCGACACTTTCTCCCTCGCCAGAATCTTTGATTTCAGAAACAAACATATTGTCAGGCACTTTGAATTTAAGTCCAGTTCCTTTAAATATCTTTTCGAAAAAGTCGGGTGGTTTATGAGGACCATCTATTTTGTCATACACTCTCTTTCTCTTAATGATATCTATCGGCTTCTCTCTAAGTGTTACAGCAACTTCTTGATTTCTACCATGTGTTTGTCTATCGATGATATAAGCAACGTATTCTCTCTTGTCATTAGGTCCTGTTAACTGCGTCAGTGTCCAGCGTTTATCAATACCTCGTATAACATTATAGTTATATTTATCTTCAAGCAATTTGCATTGTACAACTGTTTCAGAACCTAACTTTGATGTTGTTGTAGTAGTGACATAAACTGGCTCGCCTATTCCTCTTATAGGGCTAAATAATACTGGCATTTAATAACCACCTACTTATAATAAAATTTCATATCAAAAGTTACTGACTTAACCTGTTGATTAAAAGCGAAATCATTCCAGCCAGGATAGAATTTAGGTTGTGCATTTGTACAGCGATGATTAATCGGAGTGCCGTTTCTCCACGTTTGAACTCCGTCATACACTATCTTGTCGCCTTTTTTCAAACTAATATTACTTATTTTCATATAATCAGATTTTCCTAACGTAAATTGGAAGCTTTCTTTACTGCTTACATTTTTACCTAGAACGATAGTTACTTTCTTATAGAGTTTAAATTCATTATTAGGTACGTTTCCGTGATAATAAACACTATTATTCCAAATATTAGTAAAAGTGTATGTTCTTTTGTCGTTTTCTTCGTCAAACGGTACTAACATATCATTAGACCATAATGCTTTGTTAGGTTTGTTCTCTAAATCTAAAGAAGTACCAATACTCTCGGCAAAAGGTATTTCAATTGTTTCAAAAACTAAGTCGAAGTTAATCACATTACCTTTATTATCAGGTGTTATTACTGATGAACATTTAACTTGATACTGTTTACCACTAGTATAGTAATTATCGTTCATCATATTATGATCGAATACTGGATAACCATATTTATCATATGATTGATAGTCATCTTCCGTCGGTTGTAAAAACTTGTAATTATGCTCTTCGGCATATCTAAGTTCTCTAATCCATACAGGTTCAGTGTTTACTGTTAAATCATAAAATTTATCTCGTAATCTTGGTATATCATTAAGTTTTGTACTAACTACATAGCAGGGTACCGTAATTTTCCTTTTACGGTACTGACTACTAAGTAACATACGACCACTTGTGTTTTCTTTTGTTTCATAGTTGTCCTCTATCTCCGGACTTTCGATGACAATATCTTTCACTCGAAAACCGAAGTCAGACAACTTATATTTATATCCATCTTTTTGTTTAATTTCTAAATCCATTGCCTGACCTCCTAGAATGTGAATGTGGCATCTCTATCCGCCATTTGTCCGTTGACTATATGAGTTAAAGCGTCGTTGTTAACGTCCATTTTAACGGTTACAACACGTTGCGATGGATTCGTCTTATATTCATGAGTATGTGTAACTTGTGCATTGGCTGATGCACTAGCGTTTTTAATATCTCCTTGAATATTTGGTATTTTTAGATTGCTATTTTTTAATGTACTTCTAACATCACTTAATACATCAGTTGGATTAACAGCATTTTTAACTGCTTTTACAGCACTTGATCCCAAACCACCTGCAATGTTTGCCACACTTTTTTTCTTATCATCAATACCGATTTTAAAGCCTTCTCCAAAATCTCCACCAATACCCATCATTACTCTTGATGGAGAGTGTGAGTTGAGAACACTTCTAACCGCATTGATTGCTGAACTTGCAACATTTTTAGCAGCGTCCACTACAGCACGAGCAGCATTTTTAATACCATTAACCATTCCCATGATTAAATCTCTACCAGCGCTTTTAAAGTCACCTACAAAGTTTCTGACAGCATTTACTGCTCTCGAAACACCTGAAGTTACAGAACTAACAACTCTAGACATTCCTGATATCACAGAACTAACGATACCTGACATCGCTGAGCCAACCGCACTGAGCATGTTTGAAAAGCCACTGGTTACAAAACTTACTGCCCTTGAAACCGAATTGCTTATAAAACTTACTATTGTTGACCAAATGCTTGAAATAAAGCTTGATATCGATGACATAATAGAGCTTGTCACACTCATTAAAGTAGACCAACCAGTTGATACGAAAGATACAATAGTTGAAACAACTGTGCTTACTATAGTAACTATTGTTGTCCAGATTGCAGATATCACAGATGAGATTGTAGTCATTATAGTAGTTGTTATAGTGATTAAAGTAGTCCACGCAGTTGTAACGATAGTGACGATGATATTAACAATAGTCATAATAATAGTTGAAATCGCAGTCCAAATTGTTTGAGCAATAGTAACAAGAACTGTCCAAATAGTTTGTGTAACTGTAACAATTGCAGTCCAAACCGTAGTAACAATTGTAACTAAAGTTGAAATTATTGTAGTTATTACTGTGACAATGGCTGTCCAAACCGTCTGTGCAACTGTAACTAATATTGACCATTGTATTTGCGCTAAAGTAACAATTCCGTTCCATATGTTAGCAAGGAATGTACCTAAGCCGGTAACTACAGAAATAATAGCATTAACAATTGAATTCCAAATTGAAGTTGCAATACCAACTAATGCGCCAAATATTGTACTAAAGAAGTTGACTGCATTTTGCCAAGTTTGTTGTAGATATTTACTCCAAATATCCCATATAGCTTGAGCTGCAGAAACAATGTTTTGCCAAATTGTTTGCCCAACTTTTAATATTGTTTGCCAAGCACCCGACCAGTCGCCACTAAGTATCTGTAAAGCTACAGTAATAATTCCAATGATCACATCAAAAGCAACTTTAATAACTGTAGATATTACAGTCCAAACTGTACTTACAACAGCAACTAGTGCTTGGAAGCCTTGCGAAACAATTGGAGATATTAATTTAACTGCAGTTTCAACAACTTGTACGATTGTGTCCCAAGCATTTTTGAATATAGGTACAAGAGGTCCCATAATGGATTGCGCTTGAGATAATAAATCTCCTAAGAAGCCAATAACTGCTTGTATCGCTGCTCCAACAGCACTTTTAATGGCATTCCACGCACCTATTAAGGCATTACGTAATACTGATGATGAGTTCCATAAAGCAACGAATATAGCTATTAACGCTGCTACGCCTGCAATAATTAAAATTATTGGCGCATCTATAGCTGCAATAGCAGCTGCTATCCCTTCGAATACTGGAGTCAATGCCGAAGCTACTGACATAAGCCCTTCTATAACCTTTCCCGCACCTGTAAATGCTTTAATAAACGTTCCGATAAAGTCGATAACAAATAAGATAGGTGGACCTAATGTCATGAGTACACCTGCTAATGTAGCAATTAATCCTAACAATATCCCAATAGCAGGATGTGCAGCTGTTAAGTTTTTGATAAACTCTGTCATAGCAATAGCTACATCTAAAACTTTTGCAGCTAACGGAGCCATAGCAGTAGCAACGTTAATGATAATCATTACTAAGTTACCCAGTAATGACATTAGTTTTGGACCGTTAGTGTTAACGTAATCCATAAATTTCTTAAATCCATCTGATTTAGCAACAGTAGCACTCCAAGAAGCGAACTTCTCAGACATTTGAGCAAGTGATTCTAAAATAGAGTGAGTGTTAGGTGCAAATGCTTTCATAAGGTTGAATATACCTTTGAAAGTATTACTAAATATCTGACCTATTAACGGTAAATTCTGTTTAGTATACTCTACAAATGATTTAATAGCTTCTTGTCCTGCAGAAGATTGAGCCCATGAATTAAAAGCTTGTCCCATTCTTTTAAATCCTGCTGCAGCCCAATCTGCAAGTGGAGCTAACTGTGTGAGAACACTTACAACGCCACTTCCAAAGTTTCCAACTGCACTTAGCATATTATTGAATATTCTTACTCCTGTTGTGCCCATCATTTGGAAAAACTTTTGTGCAACTTGAGAGTTTTTAGCCCAATCGAGCATTTTAGCACTTGCTTGTTCCATTCCTTTAGACACGCCACTAATAAAAGGAGATAAACCCGCTAAAGCAACTTTGATCATGTTTAGGCCATTAGCCATTGTGTTAAAGATTTGGCTTTGGTTTTTCTCTATAATACCTTGCCATGCATCTTGCACACCTTCTAAAGCGCTTTGATATTTTTTAGTTTCAGCTGTAGCTTGTAGAGTTCCATCGTTAAGCATTTTAATAGCACTTGCAGCCATAACTCCAAATCCCATAACTCCACCTGCAGCAACACCAAATGCAGCCGCTAATCCTGCAGCTCCACCAGCTACAACCCCGATAGCATTAAGAACAGCAAATAATGCAGGAACCATCGAAGCAATGATAGGAACTACCAACGTTATATTGGAAATTAAAGAACCCTTTATCGTGTTAGAAATTACGGTACCAATTGTTCTGATACGTGTAGCTAAAGCATTCCATGAGTTCATAGAACTATCAATACCAGCTACCATTGCTCTAAATGCACCTTGTGCTTTATCTGAATCAACATCTATCCTAGTGTGTATTCGGTTAGGAATTGAACGTAACATCGCTTTTATCGCCAAAATTTTAGAAACTGCAGCGCCTTCGTTAACTTCTACAGTAGCTTTCGCTTTTTGCCTAGCAAAACTATTGAGCGACTTCTTAGCTTCTGCTATAGCTGCACGAGCTTTTGTAGCGTCTGCATCTAAATGAGCACTATAAGAATTTCCGTCAAACATATCTAAATCAATCTGTAGCTTAGATAACGTTGATATAGCTCTTCTTGCGTCAACATCAGCATGCGCATTAGCATTTGATCCGTCGAAACGTTCTAAATATGCTTGTGCTTCTTCAATATTAGCTTTCGCACTCGCTACATTAGCGTCTAACTCTGCGTCGCCTCTGTAAACATCGAATTTGCGTACATATTCTTCAGCTATTTGTACTTTGCTTTTAACTTCGTCAATATCTATATCAAGGTCAGCTTCTGCACGAGTGTTATTAAATGACTCTAATTCTTTTTTAGCTTTGTTTACTGCGCTAGTTACACCTGATGCATCTGCATCAATTTCATTATCTTTGATTTTATCCATAGTGCCTTTAAAACGCTCTGCTGTGTTTTTAGCTGCTTGTATAGCACTTTTGAACTTTTTTGCGTTAGCTTCAATCGTCGCTTTAATACTATAGTTAGCTTCTGCCACGTGTTCCCCACCTCCTTATTTATTAAGTTCTGCAATTTGTTGAAGTAAATCTTTAGGAGGCATATTCTCCTCAAATTTGCTTTCAGAAGCGAACTTCACAGGTTCGCCTCTGTCTAATCGTTTAATGTTCTCTTGATAATGCATGATATCGTCTGCACTTTTGAAACGATATTCTGTCTCGCCTTTTTTACCACCACGTTTCTTCTTCTCTGCAGCTGCGTCTCTAATAGCAAAAGCGAGTTTGTACATATCCATATCTTTATCTAGTTGCTCATACTCTAGTGCATACATACGATAATTGAATTCTCTAAGTGTCATTTGTTCAATAACATCTAAGTCATAAATTTTTAGTTTGCTCATACACAAGATAACTATACGATCAAACGTTAATATTTCTTCTTCGTCTACTTCTTGCTGTTCTTTTTGTATTTTTTCGGAACGAGGTTTTGGGTTAAAACACGCTTTCCCAGTTCCTCGATGACTTCGTTACAAAATTCTTCAAGTCCTGTATTTTCAATAACATCTTCAACAACAGCTTCTAAATCTTCTTCAGTTTTAGGTGCTCCTTTTTCTTGTGCAGTTGCAGCTTTAATAACTTTAGCGACATCTACTACACTGTGGCTTTCTAGTGCAGGTACCAACATTTCTGTACCTTTACCAAAGTTAACTTGTTCTGCTTCCATGCCCATTTCTTTATCAATGATGTTTAAAAACTTTAATCCGAATGATAGTTCAATTGTTTTACCGTTAAATTTGATTTCCATATTATTAATAACCTCACTTTAAATTTAGTCAAAAAGAAAAAGAGGGCATCTAGCCCTCGATATTATACAGTTTCTGCTGTGCTTGGTTCGTTAGGTTGTGGGATTTCTGACACAAGACCATCGTCAGCTGGATCTGCAGCAACAGTATCGTGGAAGCCATAAGCAGCTTTGTTTTTCTCGATTTGCTCTGGTAACGTTGCCCAACCACGAACTTTTCTAAGATATACACCAAATTCAGTTTCAAATTCTGCGATATCTTCAGCGTCGTTAGTACGGTCAATACTATTCCAGTATCCTTGACGATATTCTGCTTTATATTTTCCATCTTTGTTTTTAACTTTTTTATTGATAACCCATAATTCATAAGGAGTATCTTCTTCGGTAGCATCTTCAATTTCATCACATAACGTGTCGTCTTGGTTCATGTAGCAGTTAATCGTAACTGTTGACTCTAATGTACCTCCAGAGTTAACAGGACCATCTACAGTAGCTTCTGTATCTCTGTCTTTTTCAGTTTCACGTTCTAATTCTGTTACCCACATTACTTTATTTGCATCTTTACGGTCTCCGGCTTTACGGATTAAGACTAATTCATCAGTACCTTGTTTAATTGCCATAGGTTTTACCCTCCTAAAAAGTATATAAAAAAATACAAGCCCTTTAATGACTTGTATACTCGATATTTATAGTTACATGCGATAATGCTTGATTATCTTCAATTTCAACAGATTCATTGATGTCTAACTGCGGATTGAATAAGCTGAAACCTTCAAGTTCGATATCATCTAACATAATGTTTTGAACTTGCATCAGCAAATTGTCATTAGCGTTCTTATCAATATCCAACCCCCACAAATGAACGGTAACAGTAGGATTACCGCCAAAACTGTCAAAAGTTAACACGTTCATGCTATCTGTAGTTGTTTGAATAGCAATAAAAGGATATTCAAGCTCTTGGTTAAGTTCTTTAGTTTCAATTACAGGGACACCAATTTCACTAAATTTTTCATATAAGTAGTTGAATAGTTGAAGTTTAGCTGATTGTTTCATTACATGCCCCCCGTTTTACCGTTTATTAATCTCTCGAGGTCCTCTCTGACTTTCCTTGTATATCTTTCATAAACAGGGAACATAAACGTTTCAGGAGCCATGTAGCGTGTACCATATTCTAAAAAGCCACTATACCCTGCATTAGAGGTAATAGCATATTTCATATCGCCAATTTTTGTATCTCTGATCATTCTAGCTAAGTTACCTGTCCAATAACCTTTATTCATTACTGACTTAGCGCTCACAACAGTATCTCTAGCGAACTCGCCAGCATTGTTTTTGAGCACTTCGTCAACATCATCATCAATGCTACTGTGCATTCGATCTAGCTTTCTAATTAGAGCATCGATATCTCCAGCCACTATTTAACCTCCTCTGCATAGAATACAGTGTCGTGTTCATAGTCGATACGTTTAGTGATAATGTACTTTGAATCTTTGATATAAGCATGAGTCACTTTTGGTTCAAAACGACCATTTAAGCGAATGACGTTAATATCTTTGGTTACATCTCCATACTCAAGATTAGTACGTTGCGGGGATAAAGGAGATATATTACAAGGAACTTCGTTGTACACTTGTTCCTTAACATCGTACTTACTTGTTTTAGGATTGTAACTGCCTTTTGTTTCCTTAGAAAATGAAACGCGCTTATTGTATCTCAATAAAATACACCTCTGCCACGTTTACTTGTATTTTTAGGAAACAAAGCGTTAATGACATCCAAATATTCGTCAAAATCATTGTTTTGGAATGTATTGGAACGACCATCAACACTTTCTTGTGTCATACCTTCAGCGCCAACACGATTAAAGCGTTTGACTGATACTTCTTCGATAATGTATTCCAATCGTTCCGGAACTTCTTCTATATCGACAGGAAGTAAACTAATCAAACGCTTTTCTGTATTGTTTATGATTATTTCGAGTAGTTCATCTTGCTTATCATCATTGATAGAGAGTAACTTTTTGACATTTTCTAATACTGCCATGTTATCCCTCCAATGCTTTAAGAATTACCGCTTTCGTATCGTCTTGTGATACATCTACATTATGTTTTTTAGCTATTTCTAACAATTCAGCTTTTGTTGCTTTAGCATCTACATCTAAAGCGATGTATTGCTTATTATATACGTTTTGCTTATGAAATAATTCATCAATACGCTTAGAAGTAATATCAGTAGGGAATTCGTCTCCTACTTTATATTCTTTCTGATCTTCTTTATTAATGAAGTCGCGTACAACTTTATAAGAATAAGCCATAAGTTAGACCTCCTCGATTAATTAAACTGTTTCTGTATTTCCACTTGAAGCACTGCCAGCAGTCAACTTAGCAAACGCTTTGTCGTCTGCAATATGGAACGCAACGTCCATAGTTACACGTAATGCAATCAATTCTTGCTCGAATAGGTTGACTGGAGAACCATCAGCATTTTGAACAGTTGATAATTGACCATCTTCTGAAATTTTATAAGACAAGTTGTAAGGGATGCCGTAGAATACTTTGTTAAAATCTCCAGCGTATAAGTCGCCTTTTTTGAAGTTGTCTGATTTAAGGTCAACTACAGGTAATCCATCTAAAGTGTTGCTTGTACGGTCATAGTAGCTTTCTTTAGTATCTTTATCGCGAACTCCACGTAACGCAGTACGGTTTTGAGTTTTAGATAAGAAAGCGTTAGGTTCAACATCGTGTTCCAATAAAGCGTCCTCTAATGCTAATACGTTATCTAAGTTAATATCGCCATTCACAACGTTTTTAGAAGAAACAGCTGATTGTTCAACAGATTGTTTGAACGGGTTATCAATGTTTAATAAACCAGCTTCATCAAACTTTTTGTAGAATTGTTCTGCAATTTGAGGTTTCATTGCTTCAAAGAAACGAGAATAAGTGTAGTTTAAGTATTCACGTGACGCTAAAACAATTACAGCTATTTTGTGTGAACGCATAGATGCTTCAAGTAAGCTAGGTTTAGAAGTTTGAATTTTTTGACCTTCTCCTACCCAGTAAGCACCTGGTTTATCTGCCCAATAAGTGAACTTTTTCTCTGATTTACCGCCCATATCTTGGTATTGGCCTAATTGCATAATCTTTGAGTTTTGTAATACGTCTAAAAGGATAGGTTCGTTGAAATCGTTTAATAATTCGCCTTCCTTGTGTTCGTGCATCATTACATGATCTGGATTAAATGTTTGTGGTTTTACATCTGCCATTTATAACGCCTCCGTTTATTTAATAATTCTGTTTTCTTTTGCTAAATCAGCAAAACTTTTAGATGTTTCTTTTTTAGAAGATACGTCACTACCTTGTCCATAAGGTGTTGATTGACGTGTAGCTTCTTTAACTTGCTCTTGTACAGCTTTGTCGAAATCTTCTTTAATCGAATTAACGACATCATTAATTTGTTCGTTATCTTCCAAATGAATTAAAGACTGTGCAAACGAAGTAGGTAGAC